CCCCATGAAGTCGTTAAGGATCGTCCTCGGTTTATATCCCATAGGATTTCCTTCTTCTTCCGACCCATAGTTAACGTTCCAAGGTGGATCTGTGAAAACCATTTTTGCCCTGCGGTCATTCATCAGCATAAGTACTTCTTCCTCATCTGTTGAATCACCACACATCAGGCGGTGCTTTCCAAGTTGATATATGTAACCTCTTTTTGACTTCGGTTCTTCGGGGATTGTCGGCTCATAATCGTCAGCTTTTTCAAACTCGTCCTTGCTGAAGCTTACGTCCAGCTCAGGAATATCAAACTCGAAGTCATATCCCTCGAAGTCCAGATCTTCTATCTCTTCGGCGAGTAGTTCGTAATCCCATCCAGTCCGTTCACCCGTCTTATTTGCGAGGATGCGATATTTGCGCTTCTGTGCGCTTGTAAGCCCTTTTACCAGCAGGCAGTCCACTTCCTCGATCTCCAGCTGAAGAGCAGCCAGACGGCGAGTGTGCCCCGACAGTATTACGTTTTTCTCATCTATCTCAATGGGGTCTATAACTCCGCATTGGCGATAGCTCTCGCAGACATCGTCAATCGCTTCTTGCGGAATCGTTCTTGGATTCTTCTTGTAAGGAATCAGGTCAGATACTTTCTTCCTGACCAGCTCTTTTTGAATGTCCATCGCAACATTCCCCTTTCTTTTTTTGTGGCGTCCCCACCAACGCCGATGAAATCCCGCCCGAAGGCGCACCCCCAAAAACGCAGGACAACGCCATACAGATGGAGTATGCATGAGCTTTCTTACGGTTGCCCTTTTACGTTCTGGCTATGGCTTGCCAATAATGGCGAAGGGCATGGTTCTTCACCACACCCTTTTTGACGATATATATTATACCAGATTTTTACCCCCTTTTTGTCTCATATTTTTCTCATATACTTGATTTTTTTCTGTTGCTCGGCTATAATTAAAATTTTATACCACCTCCTCAATATAGCCCATCTCGTATGCAACAGCGCAGATGATCTTGTTCAGCCGCCTATATACGGTCGCTCTGGACATCCCTACTATCATCCCTGCGCCCTCTGGCGTGAACTCTTTCCTCCAGTAGATCATGTCTACCAATCGGAGTTCGTCCTTGTCTAATTTCCTCAACGCTCTTTCGATTGCGCCAACGGTATGCTCGAGCCTGTAAATGTACGGTGCGCTGATCATCCTCATCGTGACCTCTTCCGTTGACCGTTTTGCTTCGCCGCCATCTACTCCAGCTGTCAACGAGTACCCTTGCACGCCAGACGGTATCATGTCACGCTTTATAATATCAAGCTGCCGCTGGCTTTCCCGATACGCAGACAATTCCCACTCTACCGTGGCTCTGATCTGCGGTTTTAAGCTGAATTTATACCTCATAGCTTTTAAACGAGTGCAGGCAATTGAGTATTTCCTCGTCCGTTGCCCCGATTGCGTTTGCAATCCACATGAATATCTCGACCGAAGGAACATGATGGGCATTTACATACTTTGATATCGTGACACGCTGGACACCGATGGTATCTGCAACCTCATACTTTTTCTTCTCCTTTACTCGGAAAAGATCATTGAGCTTTTCGGCAAACAGCTCTCTTTCCTCTCCCATCATTTTCTCCTTTCCATGTCGATCTTTACAGACCGTCTTCCAACCGCAACACCCAGAAAATAGCACGCTATGAAGCACGCAACAGGTATGATATACAGAACCATTGTTTTTACCTCCCTAATTCCAATTTGCATCCAGCATCTTTCGCAGCTCGTTCAATTCTCTGCGTAGTCTCAAAATATCCGTTTGCATCACGGTGTGATTGTTCAGCGAAAATTTGCCTTCTTCTGCATCCTCAATGTCCGCCTTGATACGTCCCATCAACACAGAGCAGAACCGTGCCTGATCAACGATTTTCTTTTTGTCTATCATTCTTTTACCTCTTTTTTCAACCAATCTAACATTCCCGTATGACCTAAAGAGCAATAATCTGTTGCTATGCATTGATTGCATTCTTGCCCCATATTACATAGGAACGCAGATAACTCCTCATCCGTCATACTGCGGATACGGTCTGCATTGGTCATATCAGAGCCTATTCTCATTTCTTCTCCGCACACAGGACATTTACCAATTATCATGTTTCACCATCCTTCATTCTCAGTATTTCCTGCTTAAATCTGTCCATCATACTGTTAATAATAAACGGAACAGGTGGATGAAGATCAGCACGATCAATGCTGTACTCCAGAACGCACGGCTCTTCGAGCTTGTGCCGATTTCCTTTATCGTCAACAAAGTAGTGGTTAAGTGTAAGCCTATACGTTTCAAAAGCGATCATGTTTCACCATCCTTTTTGTCCAGCTCCATCTCCAGAGCGAACAGCACCCTGCACGCTGCGTGGCTTAAATGGTCGTTGCTGCTGTCCCCTGCGAGGTATGCATACAGGTGGGTCAACGCCCTGCCTATATGCTCCTCAAGAGGGATTTTCTTATAGTTGAGGTCATCATAGCCCAGCTCTGTGAATCCTATATGCCGCACCTTGCCAACCTCGAGGATGGCCTTCGGCGGTACGGCCTGCATCCTGTATGGTCTGTGGTGCTGCTTGCCGCCGTTCTCGTTCACCGATGGCGGTGCGTTATTACTCAGCTCGTTCATGCTTCATCTCCCATTCTTGCTCCACAATGGGGGCAGAAGTTGTAATTGTTGAAGTAATATACAAATGGCGTTGTGTGATATAATCCGCACACAGAGCATTTTGCGCTCTGCCATTCATCAACGACTTCACCTTCCGCACATATTTCAATTTCCAGCCACTTCCCTTTCCTCGTATGATTTGCATTTTCAAGTGCATCAGCCGCTTCGCTGAGCAAATCCTTGAGGAAAAACGATTCCTTTGCAGCTCTGCGGAGTTCTTTAATCAGTTCTTCCATTTTTTCGCTCCTTTTCTTGTTGTTCTTCAATCCATTCAACGGCTTCTTTCATTGTTGCAAACTGCTTCGTATCGTTCCCGAAGCGTGCCACCCATTTACCGTGGCTTTTGACCAGCTTCGTTTCGCTCATATTTCTCGCACCCAGATCCCATACTTCTGGAGCATGAGAGCCTTCTTCAGCGTAAAGAGCTGGTATGCAACGCCTTTTTTATACCCTTTCACATCTTCCACGATCATCTTGCCTTTTTCGTAGTAGACGAAATCGGCGATGTAGTACCGCTCCCTGATACGTTTCCTTCCGTAGTTCTGCGGCTCTACAATGGTGAACTTCCGCTGGCATTCAAGGCCGCTGATCTCACCTCTTTTCTGTCTGTCCTTGAGGATCAGGTAGTGTTCCGCTTCTGCTCTGGAATCAAACGTGCGACCGTCAACTCCGACCCTTTTTGCATTGTATTTGCTCATTTGAGATTCTTCCTTCTTATCCTTTTAGTTTTGGAGTCCTTGGCATAACCAAGGACGTTCCCATTTTTGCGCCGCTCTTCACGCAGTTTATTCCACATCTCATCAACTTCTGCCTTCTTCTGGCAATCAGCGTGGCAAAGCGGATGCCTGTCAGCACAATCTTTGCAGCAGTCTATGTTCCTCATTTTTCCCTGCCCATCTGCGCTTCATCGTATCCTACATGGACGATCGGAACTTCTTCTTTCATGTTTGCAATGAGAAACTTGTACTCGCTGATCGCTCGGTCATATTCGTGCCGTGTTACTACGTTCAGCGTTTCAGCAGACCGCAGCAGGTCTATCATCATGGAGTAGCCTTTGCGGATGGCATCGTAGTTCAGGCCGCTTTCTTTCTGCCATTCCTCGATCTTGTTGAGCTGGCTCTGGCAGGTTTCGATCAGCTCGTCTGCGTCAATCGCTCTCACCGATAAGACCCCTTTCTTTCATCAAATAAAGATTCGCCTGCATAAGATTCCAAGATCTCAACGCTTTATAAGGTGACTCAAACTGATCCAGTTTGCTCCCACGCCCACACTTCGGGCAGTAGACTGACCAGAATTGTCTGTGCGGCTTTAATGAGTTGGTAACGAGTAATTTTGGCATTCCATATAGCGAATTTCCCGTGTGACAGTATTCATAGTCATCGATGCTGCACACGCACGGGTTTATTCTATCAACCGTCATTCCCTTACTCCATAAACCGCAGGCCGCAGTCACGGCATTGCCCGTGTCTATGCCCGTTGTATTTGCTTCTGATAAATTCCAGCGTGCCGCCGCACTCGAAGCACTTCATTGTTTCCACTACTGGCGGTTCAAGCCACTCCTTCAGCTTTTCATCATCCTGTTCGATCTCCTGACCGCAGAAAACGCATCTTTCGGTTTCATATAGCGGCTCATCGCAGTTCGGGCAAAATGGCATTTCTCCCGTTGGTTCTCCTGTACACCAGTCAATGTCCCTTTTCCAGTTGCATTTAAGTTTTCCTTCCATCATTCTTGTTCCTCCATTTCTTTGTAGTCTGTACACATCGGAATAAATCCTATCTCTGTCATCACATAATCCACGGTTGGCGAGAACCAACCTGATTCATCGCAGAACCCATCATCGTTGTGCCTGCAATCAACGCATAAGCAACTGATCATACTTTTACCTCACACTTCTAATTTTCTAACAAGGCTTTGAACGAAGTCTGTCATGCAATCCTGACAGAACATGAGTAAATCATTGTTGCCTTCGCCTTCTTCAAGTTCTGCACTCAACACCCCGTTGTTCGAAGCCATATTGTCATTGATGGGCAAAACGTTCTGAAGATGAATGCAGTTCCACCTGTAAAAGTATCGTGGAGATTTGACGAAAGGCTCATCAGGATGTTCTTTTTCCCAGTTTTCACGCTCTCGCATCGTCATGTGATTGAACTTCTTGTCGGCATAAAAACATTCATACCAATCGAACACTTTCCCACATCTATCGCATTTGTACACGATCACATTCTCCCCTCGCTTTCCCACCATCGTTCTGGATCAGCCCATTCTGGCGGTTCGCTTTCCCGTGCGTCTGCCAAGCGCATCCGAACACGGTCATCGTGCTTCTCGCACTCGTCTGCGTTTATCATGCAGGCGATAAGCAGTACCACCAGAACCGCTGCGATTCCGAAAACTAATATTTCAAGTGTCATTTCATCCTCCGATCATCTTCATATTGACCTCGCCGATCATCTGCCTTATCTGGGGCGGCAGTTTTGCTACTTCTGCCGCCCTTGCTGCCTGCGCTCGGAACGCTTTTTTGAAATTCGAAGCAATCACGCTTTCTACCGTGTCCGCATCCATCCCAGCCCACTGTTTCAGCTGGTCTGGTGATCCAACCGTCCGCTGGACGTCAGGCGGCAGTTTTGCGAATTCCTCTTTGCTGTGGTAACTGCCGTTCCTGCACGCTTTGGAAACCATAACCCACGCTGCGTTCTCATCAAGCTCTGATTGGCTACACAGCCTGCGGATCTGCTCCTTGACCTCGCCGATTGTCGGTGGATATCCTTCGACCTTGGTGGAAATCAACGCCTGCACAGCCTTTTCCACGGTGTCGTATTCGTATTCTATGAACTGCTGATGCCACAGATTTACTGCGGCTTCGGTGTCCGCTTCGGTGTTGTTCCTGTAAAAGGCAGGAAACGCAACCACCAGAACTGCGAGGATCATTCGTGTTTCACTCTTCTTCATCATCAATTCCTTTCATTAGGCCACGCAGGAAAGGATTGCTCGTGCCGCTTTCCTTCTTGCCGCCCCTATTGTCATAATTCCCTTCGAGAACCTTCGGGAAGTTATTCGGCTTTACGAACCACTCGAATGTTATCAGGAAGTCTTTACTACCTCTCAGGAAATCGCTGCTCCTGACCTTTTCTATCGCCCTCAAGACTTCGTCAACACCGTACTCCGCCACCCTTGCTTTCAGCATCTTCCCTCTGGATGAATCCGCAGTAATCTTCTGGATCTGCTGCAAACCAAGCGAATTCCATGCTTCAATGATGCGGCGGACGTCTTTCGTCCGACATACACCTTCTTTAGAAGGTGTTAAAACCTCTCTTTCTGATTCTCTTTCTGATTCTATATCTGGTGCGTTACTCGGCGTTACTGTAGCGTTACCTGTAACGTTACAGGCAAGTGCTTTCTTATTTTCCCTGTATTTCGCCACCCTCTTGCGAGTCTGTTCCCTGATAAGTTCCATTCCTTCAATGTTCTGGTATTCTTCCCAGTTCGAGATGTAAAATGCGCTCTCATCGCAGACGATCATCCCGAACTTCTGTAGAAC